AATAGAAAGTGAGCAAACTATAGAGGGTGTTAAAATAGGACAAAGAATTGCAAGCGATTTGCTAGAAAAAGAAATTGATATCAATAAGCAATCAGTAAATGACTTTAAGTCTGGTATTGACATGGTCAAAGAATTAGTTGATGATGTCAATAAGAATGAATAATGATATCAATGAGCAATCACTATCTGAATATTTAGGTAAAAGGATTCGGACATTGATGAATGAACATACTGATTTCTTGGCAACTGGAAGTGTAAAAGACTTTGAGGAGTATAAAAAGATATCAGGTATTATCGAGGGGTTAGCTCTCGCAGAACGAGAAATGTTGGACTGGATAGAACAACATACTCGTCAATAGGAACTCGACACCTATAAGTCGTGCAATATGAAAAAAGTAGTAGCAGAATCTAAAAAAGAAGAACTCACACCTGAAGAGGTTGAGTCTAATAAAAAACAATTACCTGACCCATCAGGCTATCGTATATTGGTAGCTATGCCTGTAGCAGATGAAAAGACTGAGGGCGGTATATTAAAGGCTAATCAAACTATTAAGGATGANGAAGTCAGTAATATATGTGGCATGGTAATTAAATTAGGTCCTGACTGTTATCAAGATGAAAGAAGATTNCCTAGTGGTCCTTGGTGCAAGGAAAAAGATTGGGTAGTCTTTCGTGCTTATTCAGGCACACGCATGAAGATGTATGGTCAAGAGTTTCGTTTAATTAATGACGATACTGTGGAAGCAGTAGTTGAAGACCCTACAGGAGTAGTTAGAGCATGAGTGAGCAAACAGTAGAAACTAAAATAGAAACTGAATTTCAACCTGATAGCACAGGCAATCTTGTACCTCAGTCTGAAGAAGAAAAATTCTTTGGAGTAAAAACTGAAATACCTACAAAGCAAGAAGCAGATAATAATTTATCTGTAGAGATTGTAGACGATATACAAGAGCCAGAAGTAGAAGAAGAGGTTGGAGAAGAAGTAGATGAAGCTACTTTAGATGAAGAAATAAAAAACTATTCTAAAAGAGCAGGCAAAAGAATAGACCAGCTTATTTACGAAAGAGAAGAACAGAAAAGACAGAAACAAGCTTTAGAAAGTCAAAGTCAGGAAGCTGTAACAAGGCTTANAACTTTGATGCAAGAAAATCAAAGATTACAAGCTATAGTAGACCAAGGCGGANAAGTCTTAAATCAACAAGCTACTAACAATGCACAATGGGCAAAGTTAAATGCACAAGCTAAATTTAAAGCAGCTTATGACGAGGGTGATGCTGATGCTATGGCACAGGCTCAAGAAGAGTTAACTAAAGCGTCTTTAGCAGAACAATCTGCTGCATCATATTCACAGAATTTACAAAATCAACTTGCTCAACAATTAGAACAAGAACAGTTAAATAATCCTGTACAACCAGAACCACAACAGCTAGACCCTGATATGCAAGCATGGTCTTCAAGAAATCCTTGGTTTATGAGTACAGTNCCAGAGCATCAAGAAATGACATCTTATGCTATGACTATAGANAGAAGGTTACGCAACCAAGGTGTATTACCTGAGAATGATTCTAAGCTTTACTATGATGAAGTAGATAAAGCTATGCGTAACGAATACCCCAGTTTCTTTGGTGTGACTACAACGGAAGAAGTAGCATCACCAACACAAGAAAAACGTCAGCCACAAAATGTGGTTGCACCCGCATCGAGAACAAGCGGGTCTAATAAAGGTTCTCGCAAAGTACGATTGAGCAAGGACCAGCTTGCGGTAGCACGGCAGCTTGGAGTAACCCCTGAACAATACGCAAAACAATTATTATTGGAGGAGTCCTAAATGGAAGAAAATAAAACGGAAGTAATAGAAGAATCTACAGAAGACTCTTTTGAACAAGTGCGTACTCCGAGAGGAGCAGAAGACCGAGAGGTCACCCAACACAATCAAGATTGGGAAAACCCCCTAAATCTACCTAGTCCTAATAACCAAGAAGGTTGGGTCTTTAGATGGATAAGAACAAGCATCTTAGGTAATTCTGACAATCCTAATGTATCGAAGAAGTTCCGAGAGGGATGGATTCCATGTAGGGCGGAAGACCACCCTGAGTTGCATATCCAAATGATGGACTACAAATCTGAATGGGCAGAAAAAGGAAACATAGAGATAGGTGGACAACTGTTATGCAAGATGCCCTCTGACAAGGCTAGAGCTAGAGATGAACATTTCAGAAGCATGGCTCAAACTCAGATGGACTCTGTGGATAATGTGTATTTTAAAGACCAAGACTCTAGAATGGCGACTAAACAAGTCTTTGAAAGAAAATCAAAGACAACTTTTGGAAGAGATTCTTAATCTTGGATATGTAATTGTTTTAACACAAGGAGAAAATAATGGCTTCATCAGCTACACCTTTCGGTGCTAGACCTGTAAGTTCGTTAGTGTCTTGTGCGTACAACGCTAAAATTACTCACTACAAAATTAAAAACGCTTATGGAACGGATATATTCTATGGCGATTTTGTAAAGTGGGCAGACGATAACCCTAATACCACTATTCAAAAAGATACTGGTACTACGGCTTGTACACCCATTGGAGTATTTTTAGGATGTGCTTACACAGACCCTTCAACAGGTCAATTCACACCAAACCAATATTACCCTGCTTCAACAGCAGCAGATGATATCGTTGCTTATGTCGCATCTGACCCATTTATAGTAATGCAAATGCAGTCGGATGAAAGCTTAAACCAAGATGACCTTGGTAAGAATGTTGCAGTTGTGCAAACGGCAGGCAGCACGGCTATCGGTACAAGCAGAAATGCTATTGACGGAAGTACAGCAGCCACTACTAACACACTACCTTTAAAGATTATTGACTTTGTTGATGGTCCAGATAGTGAAATTGGTGACAGCTTTACTGACGTTTTGGTGATGTTCAATGTTGGACATCAGTTACTTAACACCACAGGCATAGGATAAGGAGAATAATATGGCAGCTATATCAAGAGCGAATGAGCTCAAGCAGCTTCTTCCAGGTCTNAATGCCCTGTTTGGAGAAGAGTACAATAACTACGAGAACGAGCACGAGCAAATNTATACAACTGAAAACTCTGAAAGAAGTTTTGAAGAGGAACTAAAGTTGTCGGGTTTTGCTGCTGCTCCTGTTAAAGACGAAGGTGCGTCAATATCTTTTGATACTGCACAAGAGTCTTTTGTAGCTCGTTATACACACGAAACAATCGCTTTAGGATTTAGTGTTACAGAAGAAGCAATGGAAGATAATTTATACGTTAGTCTTTCAGGCAGATACACTAAAGCTTTAGCGAGAGCAATGGCTTACACAAAACAAGTGAAAGCTGCTGCTCCGTTGAATAACGGCTTTACAAATTCATTCCAATCTGGAGATGGGGTTAACCTATTTACAGCAAGTGGTGATGGAGTAACAGGTGGAGATGGTCACCCTCTAGTATCTGGCGGTAAGAACTCTAACAGACCAGTCACAGGTGCAGACTTGAATGAAACTTCATTAGAAGACAATATCATTCAAATCAGCAAGTGGACTGATGAAAGAGGTCTTAAAATTGCAGCTAGAGCTAGAAAGCTTATCGTTCCAACTGATTTGCAATTTGTTGCAACCCGTCTATTAGAAAGCGAGTACAGAATTGGTACTGCTGACAATGACATCAACGCTATCAGAAACAATGGTGTTATACCTGAAGGCTATGCAGTTAATCATTATTTAACTGATACTAATGCCTACTTCATAACAACAGATGTTCCTGATGGAATGAAGCACTTTGTCAGAAGTCCAATGACTACAAGTATGGATGGAGACTTCGATACTGGAAACGTAAGATACAAAGCTAGAGAAAGATATTCCTTTGGAGTATCTGACCCGCTTGGAATCTTCGGTTCACCAGGCTCAAGCTAAAATAAGAAGGGGGAGCTATGCTCCCCTTTTTTTCGTATCTAGGTAATTTTTTCTATCGACTGACCTAGCAGACAAGCCAAGACGATAGATTTTTAAGGAGACTTAATTATGGCAAACACAACCTTTAATGGACCAGTAAGGTCTGAGAATGGCTTTAAAGTTATTTCAAAAAATTCAAGCACAGGTGCTATATCAACATCTTTTACTTTAGATGGTTCAGGTATGCAAGTTGCACCTGTAGCTTTAGCTGATACAACAGCTATTTCTTTAACAGCAGCAACTCATGGTGGAAGGGTGGCAGTAGTGCCAGCACTTTCAGCAAACTGCACACTTTCATTGCCTTCACCTTCAGCAGGAGTTTATTTCAAACTAATTTATGGTGGTGCAGCAGAAGAAACAGAAAACCTTATTATTGATACAGGTTCAGATACTAATTTCTACTTAGGTGGAATTGTGCATCTAGACTCTAACGCAGATAATGTTTCTGTCTATGCTGATGGTAATTCAAACTCCATTCTTACTTTAACTGACTTTGGTTTATTTGATATAAACATATTAGCTAAAGACTCTACCAACTGGTATATTTGGGGCAACCAAGAAGGTGCAGATGCTCCAGCATTTACTGACCAATCATAAGGAGTAAACTATGGCTGATGCAGTAACTTCACAAACCATCATTGATGGTGAAAGAAATTGTGTTATGAAGTTTACCAATGTCAGCGATGGTACTGGCGAATCCGCAGTAGCCAAAGTAGATGTATCTGCTTTGGCTTCTAATGCAGCAGGTGTAGCCTGTTCAGAAGTTAGAGTTATGCGTATTAGTCATGCTGTCGTAGGTATGTCTGTGCAATTATTTTTTGATGCTNCAAGTAATGTCTTACTTGCAGAATTAGCAGAAAGTAGTAATGGACACATGGAGTTTGCNGATTTTGGTGGCATTCCTAATAACGCAGGTTCAGGTAAAACAGGAGATATTCTTTTTACTACAAAAGGACATAGTTCAGGAGACACCTATTCTATAGTTCTTGAAATGGTTAAAGTTTATTCTGACTAAGGAGTAATTATGGCAAAGACTAAAAGTTATGTAGTTTCTGAAACAGGACAGTTTCCTGCACAGTATAAAGTTCTACAACTAAGTGAAGATGGTATATACAGACCTGTTTTTGGTCCTGACCCAGATTTAGAAGATGCACAACGTAAGTGTGACGAACTAAATGGAGTCAGAGCAAGAAACGAGGATGGTCACTTTGTGGCAGATGACCCATCTACACCTGATGTTAATGAAGCTTATGTAGGTGGAAAAGCACCTAAAAAGAAAACTGCTAAAAAGAAAACAGCTAAGAAAAA